ACGTTAAGCTGACAACGGTTGGCCACAAGCAAAGCCTAGACGCAGGCGAGCAACTGTGTACATTATTACAGGGGCAAACACCTCGCATCATTTGCAGTTCCTACACCCGCGCAAAGCAAACGGCACAAAATATCTACACTGCATTGACACAGCACAACGCTAACACTGCTGTGCCAGTTGAGAATGTATTGTTGCGTGAACGAGAATGGGGTGCATTGCGAAACTCTGTAGACAATCGCAACTTTACCAGAGAAGAACATTTTAACTTCTATTATCGTGCTCAAGGTGGCGAAAGTTACGCTGATGCATACTTGCGTGTAGCAACATTTTTTCAAGGTCTCTTTTGTGAAAGACTGCAGTGTCCAAATGACGACAGGCCAATCATCATAGTTTCTCATGGTGAATGCATTCGCCTTGCGCTAATGTATCTTGATGGAAATACCGTTGAGCACTTTACGGTCAACCGTAAGAATCCAAAAAATTGTGAAATTATTACGAGAATACTATCATAAAGTCCTTTACATTTGCTAAAAAATATTGTATAATAAACTGTAATGAAAAACAGATATACAAAAGAAACTCTAAAAGCCGCGCTGCAAGTAGGCGCACACGCCGTAACATTTACAAAGAAGGATGGATCAGTTCGTGAAATGATTGCCACATTGCATGCATCCGATATCCCAAGTGAGCATACACCCAAAGGAACTGGTCTTATTAGCGCTGCTGCTGATGCGCCTCTGCGTGCATATGACATTGCCAATGATGGCTGGCGGAGTATTAATGTTAGCACGGTCACCAGCGTGGTTCCATTCAATAACGGCTAATCATGAGCATACAATTTAAAGCAGGGCGCGTAATTGCGCCTGATTCCAAATGGACTGGTGAGGAACCAGATTGGCACGGCTGGGAAAAGTGGGACACTGAAAAGTTTTATCGTACTCGCCAGCGTGCACTGCAATTCTATAACTATTACCTTGACGCTGCAGCAATGAAGCCGATGGTATTGGCATGGATGAAGAAGGAAGGCTATTCTCAAACCGAGATTGCCGTAATTAAAGATGCCAACGCAAATGTATTGCCAACCACCGTGGGTAAACTTGTGCGCTGTCTTGAACGCGGCATGCCAAGCCTTCATCCTGAAGCGCACAGCTACTTTGCGGCATTGCCATGGCATGAACATCCACCAACTCCTAAGGATGACCGCAGTACAGCCAAAGGTGAAATTAACAATGCTCTTGCGGTATTGAGTAATGTCAAGTATGTTGCTGCGCTGGAAAACGCTACGCCTAAAGCATATGTACCATCACCATTGGAACGTATTAAAACTAAAGTTGAAAAGGAAATTGTTGGTGCGCTACTTGAGCCACTACTTGATGCATGGTGCGATACGCGTGCAGAGGTTGCAACCGTCAATCTTGTAAGTTACTTGCGCGATGGCAAGGTGCCAACTCAAGGCTGCAAGTTTATCCTTGAATGGCTAAATGCAGTGCACACTGAATTTAATGGTGCTTACTCTAAAGAAGACCCACAACTCGTTGAAGGATATGACTATATTCCTAGAGCTGATCTTCGCAAGATTGTCAAGAACCTTGAAATCATGATTGGTGACGTCAATTCACATGCTAAAATTAAGGTGAGTATGCGCAAGCCGCGCGTCAAAAAAGTTAAGGACGCAGGCAAACAGGTTGCACGTCTTAAGTATCAAACCAACAGCAGCGAATACAACATTGACAGCATTAGCCCATCGCGTATCCCTACGGCACAAAGACTCTATGTGTTTAATACCAAAACACGTCAACTGGGTGTTTACTTTGCAAAAGGTAGTGCAGGATTTGAAGTAAAAGGCACCAGCATCAAAGGCTATGACGAGAGCACAAGCTACATCGCAACATTGCGCAAACCTAAAGACTTGCTTACTGCAGTGTTGAGCAGCACGCCTAAAGCATTGGAAAAAACACTTGACAACTCTAAGCTTAATAAAAAACCAGCAAACGGCCGGTTTAACGAACACACCATCTTACTTAAAGTAATTGAAAACAAACTATAATGACAACAGAAGAACTGCCTATTAAAGTATTGAGCAAACAGGAGTTTGCAATGCAAATTGAAAGGCGCGTGCAGCGCAAAGAAATGGGTTACTTGGAAGCCATTATTGACTATTGTGATGATCATGGGTTTGAGGCCGATGACATATACAAGTTGGTTGTTGGAAGCCTTAAGGAAAAACTTGAAGCTGAAGCACAGCGCAATAATCTATTGCCCAAAACGTCAACAGGTGCATTTGGGTGATTTGTCTTTCCACCGAAACAGGCATTGCACCATTTGATGTATGGAGTATCTATACATCAATAAATTTGCATTTTAAAAAAGGTGGCAGCTATGACGCATTTAAGTTTAACTTTAAAGGGCCGCGTCTAAAGCGCGAAAGCTTTATGGCAAATCGCAACCGTTACTCTTTTGAAAAACTAGCGCGCACATATCCCAAAAAGAATGACTTGATTTGCTATTTCATGAGCAATGTAGTTGCGGGCAATGCATGGATCAATGCTATGAATGACTCCGCATACAATCAATGGCTTGCAAAGATTCAAGCGTTGGACTATAGCTTTAAGGCTGAAATGAGTGACGCTGCAGCTGTTGCAGAGCGCAATGGTTATTCATTTGACCAGCTCTTTAATCCACGCGACAAAAGCGATGTACCCGCAATCTATAAACTATATCAAGCCGAAAGAGTAAGCCTTGAGTCACTGGCCATACTTGACAATCTGCTACACTATACCAAGAGTATAAATAAAAATCTTAGTGATCCGCTTGAAATATCGTCAGATATATCTCACCGCATCATTAAGTATAAACCTTTCCTACGCTCAGAAATGAATGTAGAAAAACACAAAAATATTGTAATTAATTTGTTTACAAGTGTAAGCAAATAGGTTATAATAATTACACAACGCAATACAACAACACACTGTTAAAAAATAATATGTCATTTGAAAAACTAAAACAAAATCGGTCAGACGCAATTAACAAACTTGTTAATGCTGCTGAAAAAGTCGGAGGAGCTACCAAAACTTATGGTGATGATCGCCTATGGTCGCCAGTAGTTGATAAAGCAGGCAATGGTTATGCCATCATTCGTTTCCTGCCAGCAAAAGAAGGCGATGACCTGCCATGGGCTCGCTTTTGGGACCATGGATTCAAGGGGCCAACTGGTCGCTGGTATATTGAAAACAGCTTGACAAGCATTGGCCAAGCCGATCCTTGCAGCGAAATCAACAGCGTACTGTGGAACAGTGGCAATGAAAAGGATAAGGAAATTGCACGTGACCGCAAGCGTCGTTTGCATTATGTGTCAAACATTCTTGTGGTTAGCGATCCTGCAAATCCAGCAAATGAAGGTAAGGTTTTCCTCTATAAGTATGGAAAGAAAATCTTTGATAAGATTATGGATATTATGCAGCCTCAATTTCAAGATGAGACTCCGGTTAATCCATTTGATTTTTGGGCTGGTGCAAACTTCCGTTTAAAGATTCGCAACTTTGAAGGTTATCGCAATTATGATAAGAGTGAATTTGACAAGGCAAGTGAATTGTTTAATGGTGATGAAGCACAACTTGAGGAAACCTATGGCAAACTCTATAAGTTAAGCGACTTTACTGACCCATCCAATTACAAGTCATATGCAGAATTAAAGCGCAAGCTGGTTGAAGTTCTTGGCGCAGAAGCGGCTGGTGCAAGTCATGAAAGCGAAAGTGTTGAAACACCATCGCGGAGCGTGATTGGCCGCACCGTTGAAGCGGCGGAACCACAGCGCACTGTGCAAAGCAGCTTTGAAACAACTAGTGCCACAACTGATTCTGACGATGACGATGACAGCCTTAGTTATTTTGCTAAGCTTGCTCAAAGCTAATTGTTAAAACGCGAATGCGCAAAGGCTTCTAACGCGGTCTTTGCGCATTTTTGTATAAATATGATAGATGTGTATGAAACCATACATTAAAGTATTTAGTATTGGCACCTGCAAAGATTGCGCAGCCTATCATCAAACCGTACATGACTTTTGTGTTGAACATAAAATCGAGTATGATATTATAGATGTTGATCGCGAAGAAAATTTGCATGAGATATTAGCGCGCAAGCTACAATATATACCATCAACACTTGTATTTAAAAACAGCACACTGCTAAGACAAGCAGGCGAGATACTAACAAAAGAAGCGCTAACACAACTTGTATATGGTATTTGAAGAAACTGTTTTTGATTTTGGGTTCACGGCCGTTCACGAAGACGAGCTTGAAAGTGTACAAGCAGCGGCTAATAGCAGCGCACTAGCGGTAACAACGCAAACCAAATTGGACGCACTCTATAAAGCAATACTTCCATTGCTAGACAATCTTAAAAAGAATCCTGAAAAGGACTATATCTTTTGGCCTAAACGTATGGACAAAATAAAAGCGTTTGAGACGATGATTAAACAAATCTACAAAGCCTAGCCAGCATATACGTTTCCGCCTGCAACACACACTGAGGCTGTAAAGGTGCTGTTATGGCTGTCAAGCAAGTCGCCGTTGCAATGCACACCACGTCCATTTATGAATACCGTGGCACTACCAATTTGAGCCTTTTCTCCACACGCTGTAGAGTCGCCAATTGCAACAGCCTGATACCCGCCTATGTATACGGTGTTGGCGTTGCTAGC